TTGCGGACATTGGGGTGTTCCTTTCAGCAGAGGACGTAATCGGTGATCCACGACACGGTCGCGGACGGGTGGGTGACACCGGCGATGTCGGTGGTGGCGCGCTGCCACCGGGCGAAACGCATCCGGCCGATCCGGGTGACGTTGTCGATCACAACGCCGACGAGGTCGTCGAGGCGGTCGGCGACATCGGACGCGGTGTGTGTCTCGACGACGATCACGACATCCCACGACGCGTAGAACAGCGGGGCCGGAGAGCCCTGGACGGCGTCGGGTTGGTCGATCCACACCGCCGGGACGTCGGCGGCGTCGGGTTCGTGGGCGTAGACGGTGACGTCGGGGATGGCGTACAACGCGTCGTAGAGGCCGGCGCGGGTGGCGGCCAGGTCGGTGCCGATTGTCACGCGAAACCGCCGGCGATATCAGCGCCGGACGCGACGATGACGGCGTCGATCGACGCGAAGAAATCAGCGGGCAGACGGGCGAACAGGTCGCCGGCTTGGAACACCCCGGCCGGTGTCTTCGGGCGTCGGTACAGGTCGACCGCGCACGCCAACGCCGCCGTCTGCAGCAGCGGGTTCCCGTCGAACACGACTGGTTCGCCCGGTTGCATCCGGTGCTTGACGGCGGCGTTGGCGGCGTCCACGGCACGTTGCCCGGCGACCGGATCGGTCAGCACCGACGCGCCGAGCGCGTCGGCGAGATCGTCGATCGTGACCCATACGATCAGGTCGTCGGGGTTGGTGCTCACGAGGCCTTCTTACGGCGATGGGCCGGCTGTTCGGTCGGAGCGTTGCCGGATGGTTCGCTCCGACCGGCTAAGGGGTGGCGTCAGTCAGGTGGACGATCCCCAACGGCAGGGTGGCCACGGCGGTGCCCATACCCCACACGGCGATGTTCTGGCCGAGCTTCTCGACATCTTCGGAGGTGACGGTGAACGGGCCGTCGCCGTACCAGCCGGCCGCCTCGGCGTTCGTCACCAGGATCGTCTTGACCGGCAGGTACGGCCCTTCGACGACCTCGAGGCCGGACACGTTGATCCGCAGCGTCGACGCCTGGGCGGTGCCCCGCGTGTTCGACGTGCCGTAGTTGGCGGGCCACAGGCCGGGCAGGGCGCCGATGGCGCCGAACTGGTCGGAACTGGCCACGACGGTGTCGGCCGGGGCGCCGGTGGCGTTGCGGACCATGCCGGACGCGGCGAACAGGGCGGCGGCCAACAGGTCGGCGGTGGTAGCGGCGGTGAAATCGAACTGCAGCGTCTGTCCCGCCTTGGCCAACAGGTTCTGTTCCATGCCCGCTTCGGTGGCGGCGGCGTAGGCAGCGGCCATGATCTGCAGATAGGCGGTGCGATACGACGGGCTCGAGCGGCGGATCAGCTGGTAGGACAGGTCCGAGCCGCCGGCGTACGTCTCGATCGCCTCGGTGCCTTTCTTCAGGTCGACACGCACCGACGTGATCGGCGTCTTCTGGGTGGCCTGCACCCCGACAAGGGCTTTGATATCGCCGTCGAAGTAGGGGAAGTTGATGTCCATACCGCTGTCGGGCAGGCCGCGCTGGCCGCCGAGGGCGGTGATGACGGGGCGGCCCCGGTCGACGATGCCATACACGGTCGACACCCAGCCCGGCGGGATCACGCCCGGGTTGTTCGTCGTGATCTGATCGGCGAGCGCCCGCCGGAGAACACCGCCCTTCCCCTCCTCGAAAGCCGCCTCGTAGAAGTCGGCGAACTCCCGGAAGCGGGTCAGCGGGTGGGCGGGAACGAGGGTGCCGCGGGTGCGGACTTCGTCGCCCAGCTCGAGCAGCTCGCGACGCAACGCGTCGACGTCGTCGCCGATGGGCACGACGTTGCTGATGACGGCGGGCAGGTTGTCGCCGTCCGGTGGCGAGTCGGCGGTGAGGGTGGCGGGTGCGGGCATGTCGGTCCTTTCGCGGACAGTCAAGATGGGTGAATCGTGCGCGGGATGGAACGCGAACGCGACGCCGTACAGGGTTGAGCGGGTGCGGGTCACGGCGCTCCGGTCGGCGTTCCACACTTCGCCGTCGGTGCCCGGGGCGAACTCCATCGACACGGCGTCGACGGTGTGAGCGTCGATCAACGCCATCACGTCGCGCGCCGCGGCGGTGTCGGCGATCACCAGGTCGCCGTACAGGCCGTCGGGCTCGTCGCGCGTCGCGGACAGGTGACCGATCAGGTCGCCGTCGTGGGAGTCGCGCACGTACATGCGCTCCAGCGGGTTGATCGACTCCGGGGCGTGCGTCTCGGTGTAGCGGTGCGCCCGGCCGGCGACCACGTCCACGACCGGGCGCGGGTCGTTGTAGGAGACGAGCCGGGCGGTCACGGTGCGGGTGGTCGGATCGGCGGCGACGATCGGGGCGTCGCGGTGCAACAGGTCGTGCATCAGACTCCTTCGACGTTCGGGGCGACCGGCTCGAGCACCGGCCCCGAACTCAGGGCGGGCAGGCCGAGCTGGGAGACACGCATCTCGTCCACCGACGCCAGGCCGGCGGCGACGGCGGCCGCCGCCGTGGTCACCCGGGTCGACCAGTCGGTGCGCAACAGGTTCGACGTGTCGAACACGGCCGCCTGGCCCCGGGGTAGGAGGTCGGTGAACGCGGCCTCGAGCCGGTCCAGGTACGTGGGGTACAGGTTGAGCGTCAACCATCGGCGCATCTCGTCGATCGTCGTGGAGTACGTGAGCGCCTGCTGGGAGACGACGTTCACGATCGACGGTGGCACGTTCAACGCCCGGGCGATGGCGGCGTCCAGGTAGTTGAGCCCTTCGATCAACAGGGCCTCCGCCGCCGACGGCTGTGTGAACGTCGTCAAACCCATGCCGCCCGACAGCAGGGCCGGCCGGCGGGTGCGGCGGGCGACCAGCCACCGCTCGACCATGTTCGTCGCCTGGTCGTCGTCGAGCTTCTGCGGGTGGGTCAACGCGTAGGGCGGGGTGCCGCCGTCGCGCCAGTAGCCGGCCGCCCACTCGTACGCGGTGGCGAGGTCGTCGATCACCGTCCCTATGAGGTCGAGAGGGGACTGGCCGAGCGGGCCCGGGTCGGAAATCAGCGGGATGTGCAGCACCTGGGAGGTCCGCAACGGCCGCTGGTTGTACGTGTAACCGACGATCGTCTCCTGCCAGGTGTCGAGCTGCACCACGATCCGGGCCGGGTCGAGGACCTTGACCGCGATGGGCCAGCCGTCGGAGCCGACCTGCCAGCGCCGCACGAACGCGTTCCCGGACGCGGTGAGTGAGTTGACGATCTTCTCGATCGACACCCGGTACGGCTCGTTCGGGTCCGGGCGGCGCAGCACCGCCGGCTGGGGATCGATCCGCTCCACCCCGCGCAGCGCGACCAACGGCAGCATCGCGGACGTGTCGGCGACCAGCGAGCGGATGCCGACCACGACCGGAAGGGTTCGGGGGTCGTATGAGCGCACCCGGGTGGCCAGCGCGTCGGCGATCTGCGCCTCGAGCGGCGTTCCCGACGGCAGGGCCCGGGACCGTAGGAACGCGGGTCGGCGCATTGGCGGCCACGCTTCCGTAATAGGCCGATGAAGCAAAGCGCCGCTGTCGCCATAGCCCAGGACCGGGTTTCGTCGATCCTGGGGCTCTACAGCGGCTCAGAAGACGGCGGCGGCGCCCGGGGAACGCACGATCACCCCGTACACGGCGAGGGTGGCGGCGACGAGCGGGGTGATGTCGACATCGGAGCGGAGCCGCGACCACGCCCAGGCGTCACCGAACCACCGGCGCGCGGCGCCGGCCAGGGCGTCGTCGAGTGGGGCCTGGCCGTGATGGACCAGCCGGCCGTCGTGGACGGCGTCGACGAACACCGAGCACGCCCGGGAGAGGTCCGACGCCGAGACCAGCTCCACCGGTACACCGCGGGTAGCGAGGGCGGCGCCTGTGGCGGCGCCGCCCAAGCTGTCGCCGATCACGGACACTGCAGCGGGAACATCAGCGACCCTGCCCGCCAGCCACCCTACGGCCGGCCGCCAATCCAGC